TTACACCAGGGCATTAGAAGAAAATAAGCCTTTGGTGGTGAGGATTGATCAGAAAGAAGAAACACTTTCACATGCACAGCGGCGATTGTATTGGCTTTGGATGACTGAGTACGGCAGACAGCGTGGATTGGATAAAGAGGAAGCGGCTGCATTCTTTAAATACAAGTACCTTTCGATTATTTATAACCGTGACAATGTTGGCGAGTATCCAGAAACATTCAGGGTCATGCGTGATTTGAAAAAATCAGGTAGTTCAGGTTATGAGCCATTAAGGCAGTTTGTATCAAATCGAATGAGTATCACAGAAGCCACAACAAAACAGATGGCCGAGTTCTTAACTGATATTGAGATGTGGTGCTTGAAAGATGGTGTGAAGCTGACCTGTCCGGATGATCTTAAATATACATTGGAATATAAAGAGAGTGAATAATGTCAAAAAGCATTAACACTTGCACTCCTATAAAAAGGGTCGCAACTGCTGATTTGATTCCTTATGCAAACAATAGCCGAGTTCATAGTGATGAGCAGGTCAATCAGATTGCAGCATCAATAAAAGAGTTTGGTTTTTTAAATCCGATTATTATTGATGGTGATAATGGCATTATTGCAGGTCATGGGCGTGTCATGGCTGCGAATAAGCTAGGTATTAAAGAGCTGCCTTGTGTTGATGCAAGTCATTTATCAGAAGCGCAAAAGAAAGCCTATGTCATTGCAGACAATAAACTGGCTTTAAATGCTGAGTGGGATAATGAGTTATTGCGTATTGAGTTAAATGTGCTTGATGATATGGGCTTCGATCTTGAATTGACGGGCTTTTCGCTTGATGAAATTGATGGTCTTGATTTTGATGCAGGCGATGAGGTGGAAATGCCCGATCTACCCGATGGTAACAAGGAGCCATTTCAGCAAAAGACTTTCACCTTGCACGATGATCAGGCCGCAATTGTTGATGATGCCGTTACACTTGCTAGAACCAATCCGCTTGTAGATACAGGATTAAATGAGAACGGCAATGGCAACGCTTTAGCATTAATTTGTCAGCAATGGTTGGAGAATCAAAATGGCTAGTGCAAAAGATATTGTTATTAAGCCAATCAGCGCACAGGCAGCAAATGCGCTTGTTAAGCGAGTGCATTATTCGGGCAAGGTTGTGAACAATAGTGCTTTACATTTTGGCGCTTTCTTGAATAACAAACTTGAGGGGGTTATGTCTTTCGGTTCACCATTAGATAAGCGCAAGGTTTTACCTTTGGTTGAGGGTACGCAATGGAACGGAATGCTAGAGCTTAACCGCATGGCGTTCAGCGACCTATTGCCACGAAATAGCGAAAGCCGCGCTCTGGCTGTGGCGTTCAGGTTGATTAAAAAGCACTACCCGCATATCGAGTGGATTTTGAGTTTTAGTGATGGAACGCAGTGCGGTGATGGCACAATTTATCGGGCTAGTGGGTTTGTGTTGACGCAGATAAAGAAAAACAACTCTATATGGATAGCTCCAACAGGCGAGTCATTTGCTGAAACCAGCCTTAGACCAGGAATAGGCGGGAGCGCAGCAATAAAAAAAGCGGAAACAATATCAAGGACGACAATGACTAAAGGGGCGCATTTGGCTGCATCTGGAGGCAAGTCGTCAATGCAGCGATTCAAAGATGTAGGGTGGAAACCCATCGAGGGCTTCCAACTCCGCTATGTCTACTTTCTCAATCCAGCAGCACGCGAACGCCTAACCGTGCCGATTTTGCCATTTAGCAAGATTGACGAAATGGGAGCGGGCATGTATAAAGGTAAAACTAAGCGTCTGACAGAGGCTAACTCGGGTGTCCAACCTGAGAGCGGCGGTGCGACTCCGACCCAGACGCTCCAATCTATAAAAGGTGGTGATAATAGCTAACCCACCACACAAACCAACCGAAGCACAAAATCTAAAAACAACGCGCTTACAAACATGAATATCCAGCTAGAAATAGTTGGATTTTTTTTATGGTGCAATTATGACGAATAAACATGAGCCAACAGCCGAAACTCGCACAAAAGTCAATGCTTTGGCGAGCGTAGGAACGCCGCAAGATCAGATTGCCTTGGTGATTGGTATTAGTAAAAACACACTAATTAAACACTATCGACGTGAGTTGGATGTGGCGATGGTGATAGCAAATGCACAAGTAGCTCAGTCGCTATACCAGCAGGCAAAAAGTGGTAATACATCTGCTGCAATTTTTTGGATGAAGTGCCGCGCAGGGTGGGTAGACAAGCAATCCATTGAGCACACAGGCCCCAACGGTGGTGCAATTGATTTAAGTTTAAAGGTGGTATTTGAAAATGACGGAGAAAAGAGTACCGCTTAAATTCAAACCACTTTACATGCACCAGAAGAACAACAAGCTGTTTTACGTTTATCACGGTGGTCGTGGTGGTGGTAAGTCTTGGGAGATTGCAGACTTTCTATTGATTGAAGGTGCAAAGAAAAAGCACCGCATTTTATGCTGTCGTGAAGTGCAAAAGTCAATTAAGCAGTCTGTGCATAAGCTCTTATCAGATCGCATTGCTGCGCTCGGCCTGGGTGCATTTTACGAAATCTTAGAAACAGAAATACGTGGCATTAACGGCACTGAGTTTAGCTTCGCTGGCTTGCTGAATCACACAGTTGAATCAGTCAAATCATTTGAGGGTGCAACAATCACGTGGATTGAAGAAGCGCAGACGGTCAGCTCGTTCTCATTGTCTATCTTGATCCCTACGGTTGTTCGTACTTCTAAGCCGATGGTTGTCATGTCGATGAACCCAAAGCTGCCAAGTGACGCGGTTTATTCTGAATACGTAATGACTGAGCGTGACGACACTGTTGTGGTGCATATCAATTACACAGACAACAAAGAATGTCCAGCCGAACTGGTCGCACTTGCTGAGCAGATGAAGCGTGAAGATTACGAGCGCTATGAACACATCTGGCTTGGCAAACCTAAAGAAATTGCAGACGGTGCTATCTATAAATCAGAGTTTGAGCAGATCAAGCGTGAAAATCGTATCTGCAAAGTTCCACATGATCCGAATTTGCCAATCTACACTTCATGGGATTTGGGGATTTTGGACAGCACCGCGATTTGGTTCTTTCAGATTTATGGTAAGGAAGTCCGTGTCATTGATTATTACGAAGCGAACAACGAGCCGTTGGCCCATTACGCACGAATACTCGATGAGAAAACGCAAAGCTTTGGTTATCGCTATGAAAAACATTTTGCACCGCACGACATTGCAGCGCGGGACCTTTCTAGTGGTGTGAGTCGTGAGCAGACTATGGCAACCCTTGGCTATCGAATGACAAAAGGTGCAAGACTGGGTGTTGAAGATCGTATTGAAGCCACACGTCAGATGCTAAAAAACTGCTGGTTTGATGCTGATAAATGCAAACATGGTGTCAAAGCATTGCAGAACTATCGTCGTGAATTTAACGACAAACTAGATCAGTTTAAGGCAACCGCTGTGCATGACTGGGCTTCACATGGCTCGGATGCATTTGGCGAGGGCGCTTTGAACATCAACAAAATGCACGAACAAAAGAAACCATCCGCACCACTTTTAAAGAATGCTTCAAGTTGGCAGAGATAACACATGAGCAAAGACAAAAAACAACATGAGCAAATCTTGGCTGATGCTAAAGCATTCAAAAAAGAGGCGCAGGACTACTGGCAAGAAACTTTCGACCGCGGTCACGATGACAAAGAGTTTGTAACGGTTGAGGGGGGTCAGTGGGACGCAGCAGCACGCGCAAAACGCACAGCAGAAGGAAAACCCACACTTGAGTTTAACTTGCTTCGTACGTTCGCTATGCAGCAAATTAACACCATGCGTCAGAACCGACCGCAAATCCAAGTCGTTCCAGTTGATAATGGTGCTGATACTGATATTGCTAAAATTCTCGGCGGCCTGATCAAAGATACTGAAGAAGCGAGCAATGCAGAAGATGCAACCGATCAGGCAGCAGAAAATGCTATCTTTGGCGGTTTAGGCTTCATTCGTTTAGCGACTGACTATGTGAGCGATGACTCATTCAATCAAGAGCCGCGATTTGTTCCGATTGAAAACCCCGAGGCTGTTTTACTTGATCCACTTTCGAAACGCCTCGACGGCTCTGATGCATCAAAATGTCTTGTTGTTGAATGGGTGAAGAAAAGCGCAGTCAAGGCTCAGTATGGTGAAGAAGCCACTGACTTTGAAATGGACGGTGCAACGGATTGGGAGAACAAGCCAGACGACACAGTTTTGATTGCTGAGTATTTCTATAAAGAAGATGTTAGCGATGAGCTGTTATTGCTTGAAGATGGCTCAACTGCATTCAAGTCTGAACTGGCAAAAGAATGGCATGAAGAAGATATTGAATCTTTCACTGTTGAATCACGGCCAAGCAAGCGCACTGAAATCAAGTGGGCGAAAATCTCAGGCAGTAAAGTTTTAGAAACTGGTGTATTTCCGGGCAAATTCATTCCAATCGTTCCAGTCTACGGTGCAGTGAACTGGATCGGCAACGAGCGTCATGTATTCTCATTGATTCACTTTGCTAAAGATCCACAACGACTGTTCAACTACTGGAAGTCGGCCGAAGCACATATTTTACAGAAGAACCAAGATGATATTTTGGCTGTAGAACATG